CCGGATGAATTGAAAGCTCTGCCCCGTGAAAACAAGCCTGCGAAGTTTGAACGGTATCTCCGCATACAAAAAAAAGCCCCAAACCGGGGCATTCTTTATGGCGGAGAGGCAGAGATTCGAACTCTGGGAGGGGTCGCCCCCTCGACGGTTTTCAAGACCGCCAACATAATGTTTTAATATATTGTTTTTACAAAATATTTTAGTATAATTCTGACTTTAAAATTTTGCCATTCTGACTTTTGCTTTGCTGGCAAGAACAAAGAAAGAACAGTAATTACCTGCAAAGTTCCAATTCCTGCCTTAATTTATCGATTCGGCCGATCCACTCCCAGGTGTTCGGAAATTCCGAATAGCTGGCTTTTTCAAGTTCGGCGGCAACTTCAGGACCTGCTGTCGGATAGACCGGGCAGTAGTTATAGCTGACCGTTGTGCATGAGTTTAAGCAGCTCAGTGCGGCCGGCATGAGGACGAGACTGAATTTCAGCTTGTTTACGGTCAACATAGCGGATGACTTCTTTTTCTTTGGTAATAATCTTAATTTCGGCGTGACTGCGGCCAAGCAGATAAGCACCCCCAAGAGCAACCGCCAAAAGAAGGATACTAAACGCATACCTCATCACATCTCCGCAAGCAGCAAACCCAGATAAGCCCCAAACAGCCACTCTCCCCAGTTCCAGCCTGATTTTCCCAGTGCTTTAAGTTTTTCAAGCAAACCGCCCAACCAATAACAGATGCCCATGCCGAGCCCCGAAATCATCAGCGGAAGGCTGCCGAAGTACAAGCCCCATAGAAACGTGATGATGAGGCCGGTCAGCGTTACCCCGCAAAAACCGAACAGTTTCGGGTATTCATACAACCAGACAGTTTTTCCCTTAAAACTGACGCGGCAGGAATAGAGCAAATCGTCGATCAGTTCACATTCACGATATTGTACTAAATTCGGGTTAAGCTTGCCGCCCTCCAGCAACCGGCCGATATACAGTCCCCAGCCGTAGAGTTGATAGCTGGCATAGCAGCAGATAAAGCCGATAACGGCAGACTGGATGTTGCCGAAACGGAAATAACCACAAATGCCGAAAAAAAGCGCATACCAGATTTTGTTCGCCGGGATATACTCTTTCCACAAGCCGCCGCGGATGCGCCATAAAAGCGCGGATAATGCAGCGATTAAATAAGTCATACTCTCCCTTTCCTTTTATTTATCGGCCAATTCGAGGCTTTTTTTCAGGACTTCGTCGCTGTAAGGCTGGATTCCGTTTTCGTGCCGGATAACCGCTTTGAGCAGGTTTATCATTATTCCCGGTTCAAAGACGTCAATCACGTCGCGGGGTTTGACGTCGAGCACCTGGCAGACGCTCAGGATATAAGACGAGGTGTCGTTTTCAATCTGCGGCGCGAAACGGTTAATAATGCTTTCCACCGTTTTCAGCCCGTGTTTGGTCTGGTAGTTGCGGAGGATTTTGACCAAAGCGCGAAGGCCCCATTCCGGCGTTTTGAAGACGCAGAAAGAAGCATCGGTCTGCTTATCGGCCAATCCGCGCCATTTGTCTCCATGGCGGATATTGCCGGGATTGTTGTTTCTAATGCCGCGGGGTGTCATCGTTTTTCTCTCGGATGGTTTTGATGAATTTAACCGGATTCTCGCCGGCCTGAATTAACAGATTCTCCAGAATGATGAATATCCGCACCGCAAACAGCCCGCAAACGCCGCTGAAACCGAATTTGACCGAGACGGGAATATCGACGTATTCCATCAGCAGGCCCGACAGCATGCTGACCAGAAAGGTGATGGCCATGTCTCTGATGGTTTGCTTGACTGAGATAAACGGACGGATGAGCATAGTGATAATCCCTAAAAAAATGCCCCACAGGCAATAATTGTTAATGAGGTCTTTCAATTCTTTTTCCACTGTCAGCTACTCCGCAAAATGTGGCGTTAAGAGCAATCTGAAAGTATTTGGCAAATTATCCATTGACTCTCTGTCTTCCCGGTGATAGGCGTTTAAACGCACTTGTCGAGTGTATAGAGGGTTGACGAGTCTTCCGGAGGCTTGTTACTTTCAGGATTGCCGTCCTGAAGTCGGAGAGTTCCCTCTCTCCGGCCTCTATTTTAATAATATCCGGCCAGATTATTCTTCTGCTTCAAAATAAATGCCGTAAATTTTCAAATTTCCCGAATAATTGGTGTAACCTTGCAGAGACAAGCTCATGTGGTCAACGTTATTGCCGTATTCGGAATCCAGCACCCATTCAAACGTATGCAGAAAATTCTGATAAACTTTAGGGCTTGCTTTGGCCTGATAAGAGCCGTCGGGGTGATAAAACCAGCCGCTGAATTCCCACGGCTTGGCCTCAACCAGTTTATAGCCTTCGCACAGAATGGATATTTTCTTAAGATTCAGCGGACTGCCGAACTTCAAGGACAGGACATCGTTTTTATCCAGCGTGGCCGTAATATATTCCGATATTTCCGTTCCGTTTACGAAATAGTCATAACCGTCTTGCAAGATGCGCTGCGGATCGGTCATCGTCGAACCGCTGAAATCGGTAATAAAATCAAGAATATTAAGCGGCTTGAGCGGATTGCCGCCGGAAGCGGCCGTCAGCCGCAGCCTGGGAATGCGCAGGCTAAGCATTGCTTTTTTCCCAGATGACGAGAACCGAAGGCCCCAGACTTCTGACCCAGAGCGGATTATCCGCCGGGCTGTAATCGACAAACATGCCCCGGGACAGTATAATACCGGCTTTTCCCGCGGCCGGGGCGGCTGCGTCTTCCCGCAGGATAACCTCATTGGTACCCGCGTTTTGAATCTGGTAGGTTTTGCCGCTTTCAAAAGAGGCCTGTTCATCTGCCCGCATCCAGGCGGTGCTTATATTTTCAATTGTTTGCATTTTCTCTCCATTCGTCAAAGGTTTGGATTTTGACCCAGGGAAAATCCCCGCCCTGGGGAATGTCGCGCAGATATTGGCGGTAAGCGGCCATTTGCGCTTTGGCTTCCGCCTCAATGGGATAATCGCTCACCATCAGTTTGTCGGTTTGCTGCAGCAGGCGGTCGCGCTGCTCCCTCACCTGTTGGGCCTTTTCCTCGTCGCTGTACTTTTGATAGACCGCTTTTTCAACGATTTTGTCAGACTCTTCCTCAAAAACAAAAGAAAACGTGCCGTCGCAGTCATGATAGCCGCTTTTGTCGTCCAGCGTTTCCACCGGTTTGTAACCGTCAGCCAGCAGCATGTCGCGGTTGCTGTCAAAGTTATAGCCGCAATAGTCAACCTTGTTTTTGACCATATGGTAAGGCGCCTGTTCGAGCCGGCTGCCGTTTAATTTGCCGTAAATCATAATCTTTGCCCTATATATGTAATTTTCAGATAGCCCGTATAGAACTCCTGACCGTAGTTAGTGCCCGGTATCGGTTGAAAAGAGTCCCCTTTCTGACCGTTGGTCTGGATTTCGGGCGTGCCGTAAACCGAGGCCCAATCCACCGTATTGATGGTGAGAATGCCGGGGTCGCCTTCTTTGTCGTAATCAACGGCGCCGGTGGCTCCGCCGGCAATGATAAAGTCGCCGATAAATGACGGCTTGCTTAACGGATAGGTGTTTTTATTGGTTTTGGCTCCGACCTGAACCGCAACTTCAACCGTTTTGGTAACTTTGATATTGCCTTTGAAAGCTGCGCCGGAAGCGCCGTCAAAACCAGCCCAACCACCATAAGACGAGTTCGACCCCCCCCCGCAATTATAACGTTATAAATGCCGCGATACAACTTTACCGTGGCGTTTATGTTATCCTGTCCGCCCTGTTCGGGCTGCGGACGCCCCTCGAAAACCACAAACTGCGGCTGAAACGGAACGCCGAAACCGGAACCCAGCGGGTCAAGACTGCAAGGAATGCCTGTCATGGTCTGATCCTTATATATTCTAATTTGCCGTAGCCGTTAACATCAAAAGCCCCGTAGTTATTATAAACGGACTTGGCCGCAGACCCCGCGCAGGAGGTGGCGTTGCCGCCGCCGTTGCCTTTGGTTTCGAGCTCAATGTCAAAATAGGTGTTGAACGTACTTTCCCGGTTAACGGTAATGGCGCCTCCGCCGCCTGCTCCGCCGCTGGCATTGTTGCCGGGATTGCAGGTCACCAGGTTATACCAGGTATCCGGCGCATTCCAGGCGGAGACTTGCAGAACGGAAGCGGCTTTCAAGGCGCCAACGGTCAGTTTTAAGCGGCATTTGGTGTTAAAATACATTTTGGCAATAAAGCCGGCCGCCGACCCCGGGCCGTTGCAGCCGATGTAGCACCAGCAGGTCGTATTGCCGCCGCCGACCAGCCAAAGCTGATAAACCCCGGGTTTGGGAATATCGATAACCTGTTCGGCTGTCGTTTGCGGATTGGCGATTTCAACCAGTATCTGGCCCTTTTTATACGGTTCAGCATTGCCGCTGCCCAACGGATCTAAACTGCACGGAATTCCCATAGTTTAGCCCTCCGCTCCGGCATCGGACAAGAGGAACTGCTGCCAGCTTTGCGCGTTGCGCAGAACCACCCAGTGCGGCTTGGCGTCGGTGAAATCGGCCGCATTGCCGCCAATCCAGACCGGAGTTCGCCCGGAAATGGCGTATCCTACGGTTTTGGCACCGGAAGAAAAGATAAAACGCAGCTGAATCGTACTGTAATCTTTAGTCCACGTCAGTTGGCTGATGTCAAAAGTAATCGTGGCATTGTTGCTGACGCCTAGCGTGATGATTTCGTCGCTGTCTCGCAGCTGAACGGTGGTGTCTCCGGTGATATCGACAGCGCGGGAACCTTCATAATTGATATATTTACGTTTGGCGAGGCCTTCGTTGACGAAAGCGACCGTCGGAATCGCTTCGACCCAGCTGGTGCCGATAACCGACGGATTAGTGATAAAGTTGTCGGTGTTGTCGTCTTTGGTTGATTGCAGCAGTCTGACCCCGGCATCGCTCAGATACCAGAGGATGGCGCCGTTCGGATAGCCGCCGATGGCCGCGGAGACCTCCGGGCTGAACGTGTAGAAGCTGCCGTTTTGATTGTAAAAGTTATGCGACGACGTCATATAGCCCAGGCCGTTAAAGTCCTGACGGGTGGGCGGAATGCCGCCGGCGTTAATATCTTCTTCGGTTACCGGCGGAAAACCCAGATTCTGGCTGGCATCGCCGGAAGACGGGTTGTTGGTGGCCGGTATGATGTTTTTATCGCCGGACGCGGCAAAAGGCGTCGTTAAAACGACGGGTGCAACGATTTCGCTTTTTTTCATGGACTTATTTCCTGCTTAAATCTTCTTTTTTCCAAAAGACGCCGTGATTAAAGGTTTGCAGCCCCGAGCCGCGGAAACCGAAAACGTCTCCGCGGGGAATGGCGTTGACCGAATAGCCGACCCCGGCCGGACGCGGCAGAATATTGGTGTTGAGAAAGACCACCTTTTCGCTCTCGGTAGGGATAAACTCCAGCACATAGCGGATGGTCATATCCTGATTGTCTATCACATAAGCCGGGCCGCGTTCGCCGAACAGCAGATGCAGATAATTGTTAATTTCCGGCACCGAACCGTTCATGCCGAGATAGAGCAGCCGCCCTTTCAGCAGCAGGCGGTACTGCTCGGTATCCAGCGAATAAGGCTGGCCGTTGACGGTATAGGTTCGCTCGACCCGCAGCAGCTTGCCCCAGACGGTGAGCCCGAAGTCGTTGGCGGTGTTGATGTTAAAAACATTGGCAAACCAATTCGTCCAGAAGCTGGTATTGTTTGCGTTATACCAGTTCTGTTTATGTTGCAGCAGCTTTTGCAGCCGCGGCGCATTGTCATATTGCCAGAGCAGCGCCTGCAGCAAATCGGCCGCATAATCGGGATTGAATATTTTCATCAGTTGATGACCACCGTGATGTTTGACGCCGTGATGACGGCAATCTGATTGATTTTAATCGGAATAACAGCGGTGGACAGCGCCTGTCCGTGCACCGCGACCTCAACCTGCTGAACCGAAATTGAAGAAAGTGTGCAGCTCAGCGCCCCGGCAATTTCAAACGGCGAGACATCGACATTGACCTTTAACCCCTGCACCGTGGCAATGCCGCCGGAAGCATAAGACAGGACCGTGTCGATAATTGCCTGTTCCAAATCGGCTTCGGCCGCCGATTCCTGTTTGACCGTGACTTTGACGTCTATCAGGATTTGTTCCGGACGGTCAAATTTGACCGTGTAGGGATTGCCGTAAGTAGGATCGGTAACCGTGACCGAAGTGTTGCCGGTGTAGCCGCAGCCTGATGATTTGACCTTAAACAAGGCTTCGGCAACGTCTTCGTCCGTGCCGCCCTCAACGCAGCTGTAAAGCGAATGCGGCTGAATCTGCACGCCGTCAATGGTAACGACGTCATTGGTATAGTTGTCATAGACATAGCTGCTGTTCAGATTTTCAACCTTGCTTAAAGCGGAGGAATAATCCTCAAGCAGCGATTTGCCGGTAAAAATGCCCTCGGGAAAGCGTGATTTGAAGCTTTCGTCACTTTCCTGCGGCGTGCCGAGCACGGCCGGCGCCTCGTTGGTGATGGTCTCCCAGCCGAAAGTACCGTCGATGATTTTATTCAGCTCGCCGATGGCGCAGGCGATTTCGCCTTTTTCCTGACTCAGAAAAACCGCCTGAACGGTGCCGCTCTCGGGAATGGTGACCTGATTTTCAAGGTAAAAAATAACTCCCTTCGCCGTACTGGCTTGGGAGTTAGCCGGGATGACCGTGCCGCTGACGCCGGTAATCGTTGCCAGCACACTGCTGGACGTTGCCCCTTCCCGGTACAGGCCGAACATGGCTCCCAGCGCATCCAGCGCTTTGCCGTATGCCAGATTGATGTTAAACATATTGGCGGTGAGCGAATTGCTGCGCACGACATTGGAGCGGGCCAGCGTTTCGGCGTCTATCAGGCGGCCCTGCGGCGTGCCGGCCGTGGTATTCATATCCGCCCCCAGCGCATCCTGATACTCAGCCGTTACGTCGTTTTTTAAATCGGAAGTGTCCGGGACAATAACCCCGGTATTGACAATGTAGTTGTAAATATCAGCCATTGAGTGTCATCTCTCCATAAGCCGTGACGATTTCGGCCGTATAAGACAGCGTTCCGCCGGAAACGGAATAATTGAAGCTTTTGACCCGGGTGACGCCTTCGACGTTTTGCAGCGCCGAGACAACCGCGTTTTGAAAAAGCTCAAGATTGGGCGGGTCGGTAAAGACCGTTTCAAAATAAGGAATGCCGCCGTCAACGTCATAAGTCAGCTCGCCGTAAGTCGTCAGCACCGTATTGCGGCAAACCTGAGCGACCGCCTCAATACCGGTGACCGTTGCCAGATTGCCGAACTCATCAAGATAAATGTCGTTATTTTCATCGGTTGCGATTGACAGCATCAGCCTATTCCTATCACTATTCCATCCTGAACCACGACGTTTTTATTGTCGGCGCTGACAAAGCTGCCGGTTGCGCCGGTTTTGCTGTGCAGGCTCTGAGCTGTGGCGCTCCCCGTTACGTCGAGGTTTTGACTGACCGTTGCGTTCTGGTCAACCGTCAGATTTTGGTTAATCGTGACGTCTTTTTGCACCGTAACGTTGTCTGCGGCCGTGACCGGGCTTTTAAACGTGGTCGGCCCGGTAACGGTGACTGCAGCCGAAGTAATGTCCAGATTGCTGCCGTTAAGCGCGATTTTGTTGTTGCCGCCGAGATTGGATATAACCAGCCCGCCGTCGGTTCCGGCAATGGTGAAGTTCTTGACTTTGTCGGGGATAAAAAAAGCATCGCTGAAGCGGTGCTTTTGATAGGTGTTCGGTGCGGTTTCCGTCAGATTCTGCTTAAACAGCGAGATGTCGCGGTCACAGGCGACAATCCACCCGGTATCACCGGGACTGAGCGGAAAATTGATAAAATAACCGCCGCCGGACATCGTCAGAACCGGAATGTCATACAGCTTGTCGCGGCTGATTTTCTGCCCCGAAGTGGCCACTTCACTGACGGCCGGCTGCAGCACCGCCCGGTTGGCGGCACGGTCATAACTGACGACAATTGCCGGCAGACAGCATTCAAGTTCCAGGTTAACCTGATCGGCCAGATAGAACAGCAGCCCTTCCAGTGAACTCAGGTCGGCCGGGTTGTAAGCCGGAATGTCGTGCACTTCGCTCATAGTCTGCGCGCCTCAATCGTTGTGTAAAATGAATTTTCCCGCAAACCGCCTTCATGCGTGAGTTTATATACCCAGTAGAAGCCGTTGGCGGCGGGAATGCGTTTGCTTTCAAGCTTGACCAGACTGCCGCAGGCAACGGTCGGATCCAGCAGCATTTTGGCGCTTAAGCCCAGGGCATTCGGCTGCGGCATGTCTATCAGCCCGCTTTCCGCCGACAGGACTTTGGCCGAGGCGGCAAGTTTGTCAGCCTTGATAATCTTGTCAACCACCTTGAGTTTGCCGTCTTCTTCAAAGGCGATAAAATTGCCCAGGCGGTTAAATTCGTTAATCAGTTTGCTGCCGCCGCCGATATAGTTAAACGAACCGATCGCCTTTTCGCTGCTGGCACGCCAGTCAAGCTCCAGTCCCAGCGTGTTGGCAATGTTCAACGCCAGTTGTTTGACCGAGGTAGGGCTGTCGATGGATTTGGTCAGCAGCGTCTGGTTATTGTAATAGCCGCTGATGGCCTGGCATTTCAACCAGACATCCGGCGGCGCGGTCGGCAGAGCCTCGGAAATGTCACCGTCAAACAGCAGGGCAGCGTCCTGCCCTTCATAGCCGGCGGAAATGCGGAGGCGCTTGCGCTGCTGCACCGCCAGCGCATAGCTGGTGTAGGTGGTCAGATATTCGACGTCTTCCCGCGCCAGATTGGCAATGTCAATATGCGCCTTGTTCATGACGGCGCCCTGAAACTTTTCAATGCGGAATTTGCTGCTGATGTTTTCAAAGCGCTTCAGCCCGCCACGGACGGAAAACTCGGTGGTAACAATTCGTTTCTGCATGTCTAATTCTCGGTAATAAACTACTGGTAGAACCCTGTGCTAATTTTTTTCTGCCCTTAATATGCTCTAAAATTTTAGGATTACTGATAGCTAGAATATGGTCCGAGCTATTCTGAAATTTACCGCAATCTTCTTTTGTAGGAGAAGAAGAGTTTTCCGGAAAAAAATTTGATATATTCATCTGACTTCCTCAATTTCGTCGCGCGTATAAAACAGAAGCTGGCAGGTGCTGCCGAAATTCTCCCAATTCGGATATTCTTCGTTTTCGGTTTTAAACACGAAGTTGCCGTTTTCCGCCATATAGGGATAAGGCAGGATAAACTGGTTGGCAAAGCAACGTTCGCCGTCGGTGACTTTGTTGCCGTTGACCGACAGGCTGAACTCCATAATCCCCTCAACCAGTTTGAGAGTGATTTCATAAGAGACGTCGTTAATCACCACCGACAGGCTTTGGTTGGGGGTGGAGATAATCGGTATTTGATAAGCCATAAATTATCCTCTCACCCAGCTGACAATCCTGTTGGCAACTGCATTCAAAATTGTTGTTGACTGTTGCGGCTGTTTTTCGCCCAAGCTCACCGTGCTGGCGTCCTGTTTATGTTTGACCTGAGCGGCCGGCATCGGCACATATTGGCTGACCGCTTTCAAAATCTGCTTGAAAGACAGTTCATAGACCACATGGTCCAGATTGTCGGCGCCGACTTTGACCGGTTTGCCGATCATAATCATCGGCTCGAAGACGTCGCTGCGGATTTTAATCGTTACTTCCCGGCTTTGCCGGTAGAGATTTTGAATTTCGCGCAGTGCCCGGTCAAACAGGAAAGGCGTGTTCGGCATCCAGCAGCGCAGGGTAACTTCGTTGGGATTAAAGACGATATGGTCGGTCACCAGCGCCCCGTTTTCCAGCGGATGGTCCATTGTTTGGGCGTCATCGGCCGCTTCGGCGTCCTGCAGGATGACATCGGTCAGAATCTCCTGATTGTTTTCATAGACGCTGACGGCTTTGCCGGCCAGAATCAGCCCGCCGAGCGTTAAGCCCGTGCCGATTGAAAAAGACGGTGTGACCATTTTTTAAATCCTCGGGGTTGCCATACCCTGCATGGTGGTTTGGATGACGCTGCCGGAAAATGAATCGGCAATGCCCTGGGCATCGGTAGCCATTGTATTGATAGTGACATTATCAACCCGCACGCTCTGGCTGGTGTTTGCATAACTGGTGGAAACGCTGCCCTGCGGAACGGAGGCCCACGGGGTTTGCGTCAGTTCCAGCTTTCGTTTGGCCTCGGCCATATCCAGATTCGCAGTTTCCACTTCGTCAATACCGAGAAGCTTTTTGCCCCAGCCCCGCAAACCTCCGGCAATCCAATCCCATAAAGCGCCAACTTTTTCTTTAATCCAGCCTATAGTTTCGTCAACCGCTTGCTTAAACGGTTCGGGATCACCGAAAAGTCTTTCAAAAAAAGAGTCTTCTCCATGCATCCAAGCCATAAAATCTTCAATAATGGCACCTAAAACTGCGGCTGCCGCAATAACTGCCCAAATCGGCCAAAGTGCTAAAGCGCTTTTTATTGCCAAGACGCCCATTACGGCGGACAAAGCCATAAAAAATCCTTTAACGGCCTCTCCGTGTTCAAGCAAATAGTCTATAACGGCTCTTGTTTTTTCTCCCAGTCCGGTAAACGACGGAAGCAGCAAACGGGCGACGACGCCGAAAATTTGTGCCAGTCCCAGCTTGATGTCACGCAGTGTGCGCTGGAACTTGCGGCTGTTTTCGACATCTTCTGCGCTGAACAGGCTGTATTTGCGCCCGCGCTCGAGTTCTGCCTGCACATTGGCGACCCCGGTTTGCAGCAGGCGGATGGTTCCCTCGTCGAGCCCCAGCCGCTGGCCGAGGTCAATCTGCCGTGCCTCGTCTAAGCTTTCAAAACGTTTGGCAACGTTCATCAGCAGTTCGTCGGCGGTTGCCAGTCCGTTTGCACCGTAAAGGTTAATACCGTAGGTGACAGCGGCGTCTTCAACTCCGCCGCCCCCTTTGCCCAGCCGCATATTGTTCAGATTGCTGTTAAGGCCTCTCAAACTGCCGGCAATGCCTTCGGCGGTACCGCCGTAATTCTCGGCGGCAATCGCCAGAGCCTGAAACTTTTCCGCCGCCAGTCCTGTGTTCTGCGCAAGAAAAGACATTTCTTCGGCAGAGGAGGCAAAATTCATCGTCCGGTTAATCAGAGCGGCCACTCCGACAATAGGGGCCAGTACCTGCACGATTTTTTTGCCGTTTTGAACAAAGCTGTTGCCCATTTTGTCGGCTTTTTTAGTGGTTCCCTCGGTTTCGGCGCTGATTTCTTTCAGCCCGTCGGACTGGAATTTGAGAAAAAAGGTTTCAAGCAGGCTCATTTTTTCATCTTTGCTTTTTGCATGGCGTCTTGCGAAATCAGCCATTCGTTATATTTGGGGACGATATCGGCCTCCCACAACATAAAGGCGTCTTCCAGCGTATAGACCGTGCGCAGTTCGTTTAAGGTTGCTTTGCCCGAGCTGACGATTTGCCCAATGAGGCAGTCAATATTTCGGAAATCTTCTGTTCGGCAAGATGCGCAAGCTTTTCGAAGAAACTTAAGCTCTTGCCATTGGTTAAAAAAGAGCAGTTATACGACAGCATCTCCCATTCCAGCTGTGCCAGAACTTCCCAGTCCGGCACATGGTTATTGACAAGTTCCTGCGTGCTCAGGCGGATGCTGCGCTCCGGCAGCACCGTCTCGACATAGCTCATCAGCTTGAGCATAACCTCTTCGCTGACTTTGTAATCGCCCAGCTTCGGCATATTGCTGACCGGATATTTGGCGACAATCTCCCGGCCGACCGTGGCGGGAAATTTGGAAATGCGGTAAGTTTTGCCGTTGATTTCAATTTCTTTCGGCTGCAAAAGTTCCATTATTCACCTCGTTAAAGCTTGTTTTCGAAAATAAAGCGGTAAGGCTTGCTTTTGAAACGTCCGCCCGAAGCCACCGGCGTCAGCGGAATGGACGCCACCAGACGGCCCGAAGTGAGCGTTTTGCGCGTGCCGTCGGGATAGGTGACCGTCATAATGACAGAGTCTTTGGTGGTCAGCTTGCCTTTGGCCGGGCGGTTGGCATCGGCCAGCAGCGCCAGATTCTTTTCCTGCTCGGTTTCGGGAATCATCCCCAGCGTGACTTCAATCGGCTTCGGCGTATTCCAGATGACCAGGTCGCCGTTGACGCCCATGCCCCAGTCGGCGGTTTGCAGTTCCGGGGTGTCGAGCGGGTCGGTATCGTCGGCAAAGGCGTTGAGCGTGAGCCCGGCGGGAAAAGTGGGAATGGCAATCAGAGTGATTTCAATGCCGGTTCCGGAAATGTCTTCCATGTTTTTCTCCTAAATTAAAGTGTGGGTACCTTCGATTTTTCTGACAGAGTCGCCTTTGGCATAAACCAGCAGATATTCGATTTTATACTCTTCGCGGTTGTTGACGGTCTCCGAGGTGACGGCAAGGTCAATCCAGCAGCCGTTCAGATAGATTTCGCGCCAGGCTTCGGCATCGCCGGTCAGTCGCGTGACATAGGCTTTCTGTGCGGCGGTCAGCTCTTTGCCGACGGAAATGACACCGTTATTCTTTGCTTCATCGACAACGCTCTGAATTGATGTGCGTGCCAAACCTGCGCCGGTATCATTAGCCGGAAGCTGAGGCAAGGCCAGAAGCAGGCTGAGCAGATTGGAAGCCATGGCATCTTTGAGCCAAATCTCGTTCACATAAACGCCCATATCGGTGACTTCGCCCTGCAAAATGCCGCGCTGGTAAAAGGCAATCTGGTTGCCCGCCTGCTGGGTGGCGCCGTTGTAGTTGATGCCGAAGCTGTCCAGCCGGTCGCTCATCTGGTCGGTTGATACCGAGACCGGAATGGACGGGAACTGATGATACATGAAGTTAATCACCCCGTTGGCACGGTCCCAGTCAATCGAAGCGGTGAGAATCATCGGCATCAGCCAGGCATAGCCGTTAAAGGCGTCATAGTTCAGCGCCACGCCGGAATAGCCGGAAACCTTGCCCTGAATCTCGGTATAATCGGCATCGGCCACGTTGACGCTGTATAAAAACTGGTTGTTTTGCCCGTTGGTCCAGTTTGAAACTTCTTCAATCTGTTCGGCATCAAGTGCCTGCAGAAAGCCGAAAGAGGCGAAATTGTTCGACAGCTCGGCCGCGGCATCAAGCGTTTCAGTCAGTGTCGCAGCTGCCGTACCGTTTGACACAATGCCGCCGCTGGCGGTATTCCACCCCAGCAGGCCGGAGACATCGGTGCCGCTGTCCGGTGCCGACGCGTTCAGGATAACCGCTTCGCCGACCTGTCCGCCGGTAAGGACAAAAGCGGAAGTGTCGGCGTCAAACGTGACGGTAGCTGCCGTCCACAGTTCGCCGCCGGCCGAGTTTTGCCGGACGCCGGCCTGAACCGCCGCCGCTGCGGCCGCATAGTTTTCGGCTTCGCTGAAGTTCAAGCCGGAAACCGTATAGGCGGTGCCGCCCATATTAAGGACAAAAGCGCCGTCGGACACCGCTTTGAACGCGGCAATTGCCGGCAGCGTCTGCACCGAGCGGATTGTCGGCGCCGTACCGTTCAAAGCATAGCGTTCGAACGCGATTTTTTTCGGTGCGTTGTTGTATTTGTTGACATAGCCCAGATAAAGGGACGCGGCCTCATATTCGGCCGAGGTATAGCCGAAATATTCGCCGACGTTCTTTTCCTCCTCAAACTCAAGCCGGGTTCCGGTGGGAATAAGCCCGTTGTTTGAAAAAATCAGGCCGATCAGCTCTTTGCGGGTTGCAAGCTCGCGGCCGCCGACACCCGAAGTGATGGCGACATATTTGGATTGACGGATTGCCATTAATTAAACTCCTGTGATTTTAGGCGTGAATTTATTGGTGCCGGGTATCGGCCCGGTGTAAGACTGGTTAAGGATTAACGAAAATTCAAAATAAGGATTGCGCTCGTATGTGTCGGAATCATCGATAAAAAAAGGTTCTTCCAGCCGGCTGATGCGAAATGTGTTGTAACCCAGAGCGCGGATGGCGGCCAGCCCTTCCCGGCTCATAAACCAGGTAATCAGCGCATTCAGCGCGTCGGAAGAGGTGAATTCTTCTGTATCGGCCGGGTGCCGCTTTTTCAGCGCACTGATTTGGAAACGGATTTCCTGCCAGTAGCTCTCCTTATGCTCGACGCCCGCGGCCAAAGCTCGGTTGGCGGAATATTGCCAGCCGATGCGCGGCGAATTGAGTTTGGCCATAAAGACCGTCGGCTGCAGGGTGGTGATTTTGACCGGCTGCTGCAGCTGTCTGATTTGCCAGCCGGCAATGCCGAAAGCATTCAGCCCTTGAGTAATCAGGCTTTTCAGGTCTGCCCAGATTTGGTTTTCGGTCTTAATCATCGTTCTCTCTTGTCTTCGACCACCAGAACGCCGTTCCAGCCGTTATAGTTCATCCACGGCACGGTTTTGACCACGCTCCACGTCAGCCCGTAGAACGTCAGGCGGTCGGGAACCTCCTGCTCCTCCACCCCTTTCATATTGACCGAGGCGTAAACCAGCCGGTAGTTTTTCTGAAAGTCAAGCCCGAGCTGCGGGTAAATATCCAGCTCAACGCCCTGAATCGAACCGGTGACCGTTACCGGGGCGGCAAACTGCGGCACATTCAGCCCGATGTCGTTTTCAACCGTTCCGGTAAATTTTTCATATTGGAAAGTTTCTCCCGGAATAATGCCGAGAGCGATTTCCAGCAGGTTTTCGTTCAACAGGTTCATGTCAGCTCCGCTTTTGAATCGACGCTTTCCAGCAAATGGCCGCTGTCCATTAACGGTTTGGTTAAGGCGCCGGTAACGCTCTTGTCGGCGTATTGGTTCCGCTTGCGGCGGACGGTGGAGGCCTTTAAGGGCGGCGCATTGACTTTGGCAATCGCCTTTTTAATGTTTCCGGCGGCGGCAAAGCCTATCATCTCGGCGGCCTGCTGTTCGGAAAGCTGCCCGTTGAGAAACTTGCGGCTGATTTGTTCTGTCTGGCCGACAAAATCTTCCTTGTTGTCTTCGACCGAGGGGCTCATAAACGGCCGCGGCGGAATGACAATCGTGTGCGGTTTGGTAATGCCCGCCGGATTCGGCGTGTCTTTTTTGACAAAGACAACCTCTCCGTTTTTGCCGAATTTGTAAGGCGTGCCGCCGGGGTGGTTTATCGTTGCCCCGCCGTCCTGAACCGCGGCAATGCCGGCAACCGGCTTGTTGTCGCTGTATTTGGCGTTTTCAAACCAGCCGGCTTTGATTGAAAAGTTTTTGAGCCTTTTCATGATTTGCCCGGCCGGGGCGGAACTGTGTCTGAACGTTACTTTCATTACAGCACCCTTTGAAACGACCCGCCGACATAAAAGCCCGGCGTTGCTTTAATCTCCAGCAATCCCAAGAGTGAACTGCCGTAGGCTGAGATGTTAAACCACCACTGGGTTTGGCTGTTCATCGGCGGCATGGCCAGCGTGACGCTGACCTTGTCAATGGATGCGCCCGATGTAACCGTTACCTGCGTTTTGCCCGCGGCAATCATATCTTTCAGCGTTTGCAGATGTGCCGTCAGCAGGTAAATGGCCCGTTTGCGGCATTTGTCCTGCAAGGCGCCGTAGTTGCGCGTGGATATGTAGCAGGTGGCCAGATCCAGCGTGTCAGCCAGCACCGCATCGGGATATTTGACCGGATCGGCAAATTCCGGATACAGCGTGCGGAACTCCGCCACAGTAACGGTTACATAGGTTTTGCTCATTTATTTAGCCTTGGTTTTGGGCGCAGCCTTGCCCTGAGCCTCATAGTCTCCGGGCGTTTTGGGGGCGGAAGCGTCTTTTTTGGCCAGTTCTTTGACGTTTTCGGCACGGCTTTCGCTGGCGCAGACTTTAACAAAGCCGCCCGCTTCGTGCATTTTGAACACCGGATGCTCTTTCAGCAGGGCCAGCTCTTCGTTGCTGACCTTGGTGACGGCGCCGTCCTTGGTGATGAAATGCTTGTCGGCGACATTGGCCTTGCCGAGGATAAGAATTGACCGGCGAACCTCATGGCTGCCGGTCGGGGTTTTGCCGTAAACGCAATAATTAACGTCTGCGGACATTGTGCTTGCAATGTAAGGCATGTTTCCTCCTTAGATGCCGGTGATGCGGACAACGCCGATCGGCTGTTTGAAGAAAATGCCCGCAGTGGCGTTGGAATAGTCTTCCAGGAAGCCTTTGGCTTTCTTTTCAATGCCCAGCATGCGGAAAACGTCCTGAACATACTGATCAACTACCTTTTTGCCGTTGATGCGTTCGGCAAAGGCATACATGACGTTGGCGCCGCCGTTGGCTCCGTTCAGCTGAATGGCGCTTTCAATCCGCAGGTTCGGATAGGTTTTGTTCAGCCATTCGCGAATGGACATTGAACCCAGAGCGTTCGGAATATCCAGATACTGGACAACATCAGTGCCCATGGCGACAACCCAGGCATCGCGGTTCGGATTGAACAGGTTGCCGGTCTGGGTGCGGAGCTTCTGCGCAATGGTGCGGAAGTCGGCCAGAATTTCGTCAAAGGTTTTGCTTGCCCAGGTGGTTTGGCCGGATGCGCCCTGTGCCGCCGTTTCGTATGCCGGCAGGTTCGGGTCGTTCAGGAAACCGTAAGTGCGGTTTGAACCGTCATTATAGCCGTAGAAGCCGATGTTGTTCATCTCGATGGCCAGAGATTCGGCCGCCGCAGCGCGTTTCTCATTGGCCGAGGACAAACGCATCCGTCCGGCTCTTTCTTCTTCCAGAATGCCGACTTCGACGCCTTCTTCAAAGCGGACGATGGTGCGGCGTTCAAAGTTGGTGTTCCAGCTTGACAGCGGAATATTGGTGTTGTCACCGTACGGGCGCGCCTGACCGGTGCGTTCCAGCATGGTCTGGACGATTTCCGCATCGGCCCAGTTTCCGGCTGTGGTACGTCCCACAATGTTGTCAATGTCGCGGGCGGCGGTGACAACTTCGATGACTTCGGTCAGCCAGTGCTGCAGCAATTGAATCGGCGTAGAGACGCTCGGTGTGGTCATCATCGCCACATTGGGCAATGCGGCGTCAAAGCCATAGGCCTTGAAATAGTCTTTCATGTCCTGGACGGCTTTTTGGGTATAACCCACGCCAAGCATATCCAGCGTTTTTTCGGTGGTGTCGCTGTCAAAAGAGTACGAGCGAACCTTGCCCGCCGGGATTGCCAGGCGGATTTCAGAATTACTCATCTATATTTCTCCTAATCGGTAATTTCCAGAATGGCGGTCTCGCCGGCGGCGGCACTGCGCAGAATAAATTTGGCGTTAGGGATTTTGGTTGAACCCGCAGGCGCGCTGCCGCTGGATTCGATGCCCGAAATTTCGCCGGTGACATTGTTGTAAACGGCGGCATCGTCCGGAGAGACGGCATTGCCGACCTTGACCAGAATATGTCCCATGGTTGCCAGCTGGCCGATAGAACCGTCGGGCAGGCTCATGGTAGCTTCAAGGTTCATATAGTTGGCATATTGTTTCGGGCCGACCAGAACGCCGCGGAAAGCGCCCTCTCCGCCGATGACGGCTTCGTTGTCTTCCGCGCCGGCGGTAAAGACACAGGCAACCGTCGGCAAAACGGTGCTGAGTGCGCCGCCCTCAAGAGTGCTGCCGGAAACGCTCATAACCGAACCGGTGGCGGCCAGAGCCACGCTGTTGCCTGCGGCGCCGGCCGTTTTGGCGGTAATTGTTACCTCAGCGCCGGAAGCGGAGGCAGATGCTGAGGCGTTAGGGGTCGTCGTGCCGGCATAATAATCGGTGCCGGAAGCGCCGGTGCCGTTAATTACTTTGACCAGAGTGGCTATTGAATCGCTCTGGGAGCTGCCGAGCTTGATGTCGTTGGCGGCTGCCATATCGGTTTTAAATTTATAAGTCGTCTCCCCGACGGTGACGGTGTCGCCGTCTGCCGGATTGCCCGAAAAGGCGATGCTGCCCGTGGCGGCGATTTCTCCTGCGGCGGAGCGCAGAATATAAGGCGCAACGCGGCGCGGAGAATCATCGTAGAACTCACCCGGAACGCCGAGCGCCTGCGCGGTATATACGCTTTTCTGTACCATTTTATTTTCCTTCCAAATATTTCGAGATTGCTTTGTCTTCGCCCCGGCTGCGAACGGAGCTGTCCAGGCTGTAGCCGATTTCCGAAACGCCGGCCGCTTTCAGGTAGCCTTTGAGAACGGCGATTTCCTCGCCTTTGGCCGCGCCGAGGTCAAGCTTGTCGCAGGCATAGCGGGCAACTTCTTTCTCGGTCATCAACGAGCAGTCAAAAGTTCCGAGGTTGGTTTTTTCCTGAATTTTCTTATAAAGTTTGTCGCGCTTTGCCAGCTCGGCAAAAACGGCTTTCGGCATGGCGTCCATTGATTCTTTCAGTTCTTTGATTTCAGACTTCTTTTCTTCGTCTTCATCTTCGTCCCCGACACAGGGTTTCGGATCTTCGTCTTCGCCGTCTTTTTTCGGTTCTTCGTCATTGCCGGAGCGTTCGGAATCGTTGTAGCTGATTTTTTCGGCAATGCCGGCCGCTTCGCGGATTTGTTCTTCCGAACCGCCTGCCTCGCGGACAATGGCCATAATCTGGCGGATGCCTTCGCGCTTATCGACTTCGTCGTCGTTGGCAGAACCGCTTTCAGAACGGTTGTAACTCATTTCTTCAAGCTTTTTGGCGATGGTTTCGATTTTTTCTTCCTCGCCGCCTGCAAAGTCTTCATTCGGTTTAGCCGCAATTGCCATCACTTCCCGAATGAGCTCTCTTTTATCCACGTCTTCGTCGAATACCCGGCGAATTCCGCGTTTTGCATTTTTTACCATGCTATTAATCTCCTTCATTGAATCCATTGTGATTTTTCTGTCCATTACCCGGACATCAGAGCCCATGCGCCCTTCTTCCACCAAGGCAATATGGTTGCCTCGGATATTTCTTTGAACGGCATCGTAATGCCGGCCGTCAAAGGTCCCGGGGGTCAGCTCATAGTCGCAGAAATACCCCATGGACAATTCTTTCTTTCCGGCTTCGATTTCGTCTTTCAAAGTCTCGGAATAAATCTTCAAATCGCCGTACAGCTTGCCGTCTTTGCCGTAAACATCGCTGCCGGACGTGCCGTGCACGCCTTTTTCCTCCGCCGGCATCATTCCCGGCTCGGTGCCGAGCATGGTGTGGTCATCGACAATCGGCAGAAGCTTAAAACTGTTTATCGTTTCATCAGACAAAAGCTCCTCTGCCGGGCGGTAAACCTGATAAATCTTGTCGGGCTCCAGCTCGGAGCTGATTTGTTTGCCCAGATAAGGAAAAACCCCCACTTTGGAGAGGGGGTTGTCCTTGATGTACCAGAAATCGTTATGATCTACTTGTTTCATTTCTTTTCGTCTTCAAATTTCAGCACCGGTCGCATTGTGCAGTGGCAGTTCGGCAAATCGCCGGGAAAGCCGCGGGTGCCGGTGTTCGGGTCGATAACCGGAGGCTCATCAATGCGGAAAATGCCGTGGTTCAGCCCGGACGGATGCTCGCGCATATGGTAGCTTCTCGGCTGCTGCGACCCGCCGGAATGTATCCATTCAAAATGGGTAAAGCCCAGCGTTTTGGCTCGCCGCAGACTTAAAGCCTCATAGGTTTTGTGCGTCTGGTCGCGGGCAATATTCTTCGCCCGGCGGTGCGTGACGCCCTCATAATGCTCCAGATGCTTGGCAATGCTCTCAACACCCTGCCCGCCCAGAATGGCGCGGGAAATCACCCCGGTTATTTCCTTAAAATACTGGTTCGGAATGCTTTTAATCAGATTGACGTTTTCAAAAATCGCCGCTTTGGCCGCTTCGTCTTCCTCCGGCGTGAGCTTCTTCCGCGCTTTAAGCTCCGGCGATATCTGCTTTACCGCAGCGTTCAAAGCCACCCAGGAATAGGCAATCAGCTTTGTCAGCAGCTTTTTGGACAGCTCTTTTGACTTTTCGGCAAACTTGTCACCGTATTTCTTTTGCAGATAGTTGAGCTTAATCCGCATCTGCGAGGAAATGCCGGCGTCTTCGGCAAATTTTATCTGCTCATCTTCCTTGGCATACAGCTTTTTCAGCTCGCGGGCACATTCACGGGTCATCGCCCGGCTCAGTTTCTCCAGCTCTCCCATATACCAGGATTCTATCCCGGCATTGGCATTGAGCTTGCCGCCGCGTATGATTTGTGACTGCGCCATAGAACTTTTTGCTTGCTTTTTATTGCGATTCAGGGTATTATATTGGTATCAAAGCTAGATTGAACTGCAGAAAATGCGGCCTCGCCTGCCGGGTAGCTTTAAAAGCTATTACGATGGAGGGATTCCCTTAAATGGGGTTGGCCGTCCTCCCAATCTAGCTTTCTTTTTTTATCCTTTCGCCTTTCCTCTCCAAAGACTTCCTCTGTTTATTTTTAGCCCAATGAATATGAACAATTTCAAAATTGTCTTTGTTATTGGCTACTTCCAATAAAACAACTGAATTCTTTTCAGGAGAAGTACGAGCAATAAAATTATAATAAGGTTTGTTAGCATTACCCGGTATAATAGCATCCGGCTCATACAAAGCTGACGTAAGCATATCCTGATAATCTTCTTTTTTTACTTCAGGATGACGCAAAAGGTTACGTTCTATAACCGCTTTTTTAAGCAAAACAGGCTTGCTCTCAACGCCAAGCTCTTCTAAATCTTTCTTATTCAGTTCAGGTAAGATATTGTCCTTATTAAAATCAAGTTTAATCCTTTTTACTTGTTTCGTTTCAGACGTATGTTTCTCATCTTCCTTGGCCTTTCCACCGCCTTTGCCGAATTTGCCGTCGTCATCGCGCGGGTGGTCTTCCTCGTTCCATTCGTCAAGCGTTTGTTCCGGCTGCTCTCCAAACAGCTGTTCACCCGCAGCAGTTTCGTCATCAAGGAAATTTTCTTCCATAAAATCGCTGTGCGGCATTTCTGTCGGCAGGCCGTTGTAGCCGCTGTTCGGGTCGGCGATAATCCGCGCCCGCGCTTCTTCAGGCGAAATAGCCCCGGCATTAATCAAAACCGCATCGGTGTCGGCATCAATCTTGCGGACTTCTGCCAGTTCGCGCTCGGTCGGCATATCAACCGGGTTGAATTTGGTTTCCAGCTCGTAGGAATAGCCGAACTCTGACTTTTCGACCAACAGGTTGTTGCGCTCAATCAGGGGCTTCATCTGATTGTCTTGCAGGTGCTGAAGCTCCTGAATGTAGTCTTTCATCTCATATTCGCCGGTGGCGTTAAAGCCTTTCGGCTGCGTCTTCAGCAGTTTGGTTGCCGGCATACGCGCAATTGAGGCCACCAGCTGATACTGGGTCATAATCAGCGCGTCAAAGTCGGTCAGCGAGGTGTCAATCTGCTGCACGTTGTCGCCCGGGCGTTTGAAGAACACCCCGTAGTTATCGCGGCAGTAGGAAAGCTTCTGCAGCTTTTTCTCGGCGTCTTCCTCATTCATGAGGTAAGCCTCAATATTGCCGTCAGCAATCAGCATACGCTTGGTCAGCGCCATCAGCGGCGCCTCGTTGGCTACCCGCTCGGAGGCATAAACCCGCTCGTAAATCTGCTGAGTCAGCGGCAGGCCGCCGAAATAATAGGTCGGTTTCAGAACGTCGGGCACCTCGTCGCCGGTGATATAGATGACGTGCGAGCGGTGTATTCTCTTGCCGTTCGGCAGGCGCCACCAGGTCGGCTCGTAAAAGTGCAGGCTTTCCGGCGCGGAGGTGGCTTCCATATCCAGTTCAGGCATAACCCAGTATGGTTCAATCAGCGAAATGCCTTTATAGGAACCGCGGCGCACGCCGTCAATGTTAAACGGTTTGGCGTAGTCAATGCCGTCAACCACCGGAAGCGCCAGCGCACAGCCGAAAATCTTGTTATTGCGGGCAAAGTTGCGGGCAATGTTCGAGATATTATATTTGCGCTCCGAGACCTGTTTGATTTTAACCAGCAGGTCCTGATCCTCAAGCTCGATATCCTGATTCAGGCTGATTTCATAGCCCGGACGGATGGCATCTTCACAGGGAACGCTGCAGGCGTTGTTGATTATCCAGTTCTGAGCCAGCAAGGCGCAGGCCTGATAGCCGATAAATCCCTGCTGGGCAAAATGCGTAAAGATAACGTCATCGGCATAATTGCTGACGCCGAAAACGTTTTTCAGGCTGCCGCCCACACAGACCGCATCCATGGCGTGACCTTTGGCGTTTACCGGTTTCATGTCTTCCGACGTGCGCTGAAACGACCGCGCCAGCAGTTTCTGACGGTCAACCTCGTTCAGGTTCAGCTTGTCGTAGATATCTTCCCAGCGTTTGGACTTGTTTTGATTGGCAACCTCTTTGGCAACGGCTTTTTCAATCCAGTTGTTCACAAATTTAAACATTAAAAGAGGCCTCGCTTGTCCATATCAAATTCAAGTGCATAACGTGCGGTGTCAATGGCGTGGTTGTTCTTGTCCGGGTAATCGTCGCGCAGGGTGCCGTCCTTTTCCCGGATAAATTCATATTCCGTAAATTCCTTAGCCGTGTTCGGGCAGCGCACCGGGTCGATGATTATCTGCTCCAGACGCTGTAAAAATTTAATTCCGTAGGCAACCGAGCCTTTGCCCTTCTCGGCGCCGCGAATGTTAAAGCCGGAGCGCCAGAACTCGGCAATCGATTTCGGCTCCTCGCTGTCGGCAATTATCGTCTGCCGCGGGTCAAACATCTGGCGGATTAAGGTCATGGCGTCGTCATTCAGCAGGCCGGGTTTGTAAATCTCGCCGAAAATGTAAAGCCGCCGATATTTGCGGTCGTAGTTCATTTTCAGAAAAACAAACGGGTCGGTCGCATAGCCCCAGTCAATCCCCTGTCTGATTGCGTCAAAGCGTTTTAGCTCGTCGTCGCCGATCGGCCGCAGCACAACATTGGTAAAGACGTTGGCTCCGTTGCCGACGCTCTCGCCCAGATATTCATGGCGGTAAGACGCTTCATCGGATGCTTTCAGATATTCGGCATCAAGCAGAAACTGTTCCCCCAGCCACTCGCGCGGAACCGTCAAGTAAGTGGAATGGTGAACGTATTTGTCCGGACGGGGAACCGCGCATTCCTTATTAACCCAGTTAGACGTATTCCGCGGCGGGTTATAGGAGTAAAACACCACATAACGGCTGCCACCGCGCAAAAACGACTGTGTCGTCTTGCGGATTTCCTCCGGGCCGGAGAATTCCTCAAGCTCCTCAAACCAGACGAATTTGAAATAGCCCTTTCGCGGCTTGACGGACTTTGTCTTGTTGGCATCGTCCAAACCCTTAAAATAAATCGTTTGCCCGGTCGGCTTGTAGATAATCCGCAGCGGCGTCAGCATAACCCGGAAAAAATCACCCAGCCCCAGAGCGTCAATCGCCCACAGAACTTGCGCATAAACGCTATCTTTCAATGTGTCGCCGACTTTGCGGAAGCAAACCGCATTCGCCTGCGGGTCTTTGATAATCCCCTGGACTATTTCCAGGCTGATAAACGACGATTTGGTCGAACCGCGCCCGCCTTTAAGCCAGTAATGCGTATAAGCGTCTTCTTTAATCAGGCGGTGAAGCTCAAAAAAAGACGGGGCGACCAGCGCGGACAATTTTATCTTGCTGTCTTCCATCTTTAAGCCTTTTGTCTATAATTTTCAGTATATACCCGGCAATTTTTGACTGTATGGACTAATATAAACAAAATTAAATATCATCAACGATGGTCGGCGCCTGCGTAATCTTGGCTGAAATGTTGTCAGTCACCAACCCCAGAAGCTTGGCTTTTCCCATTGATGCCGAAACCATTGCCGCCGAGGTCTTTGTCTCCTTGGCTATTTCTCTGGCTTCCTCCAGTTCGGAAATAATATCGTCAACGGTGAGGTCATAGCGTTTTAAGGCCCGTTGCTTTAATTGCTCAACCCTTGCAGTAATCTTGGGGTCTTTCATGAGGTCGGTTGCTACACGATTGATTGTCTCGGCTTTCATATTCTCAGCATCGTAAGCTTCACGATATGCGTCAGAGTAAGTCAGACCTTTAGCCACGCCCTGACAGAACTTTTCCTGCTTTGCCGTTAATGTCATTGATTATCCTAACGTTGCCCGCCAGAGGAGGCCTTTGTTGTTCTGAACCAGCTGATCAATGTCGCCGATAAGGTTTTCCTCGCCGTAAGACATTTTATAGCTTTCGCGAAGCGTGTTGATTTGAGCGTGAAAATCGGAGAAAAATTTATAAAGCAAAATATTGTTCTCGTGGGTATTCTCGGTAATGTCGGGAATAAGCGGGATTGTGTCTTTAAGGATTTGTTTCGATTCCGGCGTGTTAACCTCATTGCCCAGATAAAAAACTTCTTTCAGCTCGTCAATGTAATCATCCCACTTGTCAGACAGACGGTCGGCCAAAAGGTGATTGCCGTAAAAACTGTTATACTTGGCATGATAATGCGCATCTTTAGACAGGTTATAGGCTGCCAAAGCATAACAGATAATTTGATAAACCGGGGACAAATCCATGCGAACCACATAAAAAAAGCCTCCCGTAGGGAAAACCGGGAGGCGCGGACTGGGAGTGAACCTTGACCATACGGTCAAAATCCAACATCATATAAATTTAATAACACATTTTTTCAAAAAGTGTTAAAATTAAAATGTTTAAACATTCAAGTTTTTTGTTTAAACAAATAAGCTATTGATTTTGTTTTATTTTATAACCTTTTAATTCTCTCCGAAAACATTCATAAAAGAAGAATATAACAGAAAAAAACTTATCATCCCCATAATGAGATTTATTAATGTTATATCACCTCTAAGAACATTCTCCCTAATCGGACATCTTGACTTTTCCCTTATCAAATTAATTATTGCATTCAACTTCAGCTTCTTAAGCCAAACACAGGCGATAAAAATAAGAATATTCGCTGAAAACCACAATATAGATTTCTCCTTTGCACCAATCAAAAAGATATTGTGGATAATAATATAAGAAACACCCGAAAAGAAAGGAAAACAAAATACAGAAAATCGGTAAACTTTTTCCAATCTGCATTTAAGATTAGAGAGTTCATTTTCCCGAGAAAGCAATTCTTCTACCCCGTAAATTGCACGCAATAAAATTTCTTTTCTTTTTTCTGTTAATTTCCCTCCATCATTAATAAGTCGAAGAACATCGCCAAAATTTTTTACATAAGGTTCTATTTTTCCTAACGTTTCCTCATCCATATTATATATCTGCCGCTCATTATTTTCTGTAATATAATATCCGCTTTGCATAGAATATTTTTCGAGAGCAGCTTCCATTCTCTTCTCAGCTCTTTTGATAAACTCATACTTCTCCATACGCCTCAATTCTGCCTGCGTAGGCTCTGTTCTTATCGTCGTACCTATACGGAAACCACCGCCGAGATTCTTACTAATCCACATCGTCATTTGTTTTATCTACCACAAAAACAGCCCTCTGTGAGAGGGCTTGGTTTTACTTGTTTTCATCAATAATTTCTTCAAGATGTGTTTTTATCTGGCGCGGATCGCCGATATAGCGGAAAGACACTTTTGAGCCACCGGTCCCGCCAAAAACGACTGTCCCGCAATTAACCAGACGCTCCAGAATTCCCTGCTTAATATAAACAGATTCAACTTTGGCATTACGCAATTCTTCTGTCTTGACGGCGATTATACCGCGTTTAGCAATAACTCTTTTATTTGTGACGACATACTCAGTCTTTTTCCAACTCCAATAAGCCCAAAGTGATCCTAAAGTTATAACTATTCCGGGAATTTTATTCGGAGCAGCGCAAAACAGCAAACCGATAATAAACCATAAGATCGGGCCAACCCATACAATCCAGTTTAATTCGGCTACCCATTTTATTTCTTCCCCTTTTCCTAATGTGTTTTTAACATATTTAGGCTCTTTACTCATTATTACTACTCCCAGTTATAGTTAATTCATAATCAACCTGTTAATCTCTTCCCGAACCGCTTTGCGACAGGCACCCTCTATCACCTTAGACAGATTATGCATAATCGGATCCAATTGAAGCAGGCCGGTGTGTATTCCCTTATACACCGGTTCGGGAACGGAAATAACTTCCCCGTTTATTTTAAAAGACAACGGCGCACTGTTTTTGCGCAGGGCAAGAACAATGGCTTCCTTTATTTCATCGATGTTGGTGGTTTCTTTGTTGGCAACAGCATAAGAACCGGTCTTGCGGATAGAAGGCAAAACTTCTGAATAAACCCAGTCAGCAAACTTTTGCGCCTCCGGCTTATTGGAGCGAAAAACCAATCTGTAAAGATTCGGTTCATTCACAAAAGTCAATTCCTGATTTCCGCCCTTTGTAAGGGTACGACAATTTGTCACACCCTTTCGAGGTAACCTGTCAACTCTATACTGTCTGATATTTAATGCTGTGCAAGTGTCGGATAAACAAAACCAAGGTTCGCCATTTTCATCGGCATAGGTTCTGATTGGTTGGCTTTCAAAGTTAAAAACGGTCAAATCGTTCATCTTAATCTCTCTATGTTAAAAGTTTGGAGACCGCTTCGCCCTGTTTTCAATAGGTGTCCGGCGGTGAAAACCCCGCCATAGAGAAACGAGTCTAAGATGTTTTAGCTTTCGCCTGGACATATCATCTTAGCCGCCGGACATATAATCCATTCTGTTAAGATTGGTATGTCCTCTATGAAGTCGGAGGTTTTCAAGCTCCATCTGGCGCCGTCGCCAGACAAACCAATCTTAAACACAATAATAAAAGCTTGTCAATGGTTAATAAATATAATTATTTATTTTGTCCACCTTTATTTGCGCCCTTCCAGTTCGGCCAGCCATTCCTTCAGCAGATTAATGCGGGAAAAACCGCCCACTTTGCCTTGCGGATAAGCTCCGATAAGCTCGGGCCGGTAATGATAAGATGACGCGCCGCCCTGAACGCCCAGATAGTTGACCAGCCTTTCCATTCCCCGGTCATAGATGTACCAAACCTTAGTCCGGCTGATAGCAAGCTTTTTCTCAATCACCTTGCTGGGGCAGCCGCAGGCTTTCAACCAGATAACCGCCCATTGCTCCCGTTTTTTCTCATCTCCTGCAAACGGTTTGACCCACTCGGTGCAAACCTTATACCACAGGTCAATATCTGCCTGTGAGGGGCAAAAATCTGGTTCTCCTTCACGGGTCATCAGCCGCAGGGCTTTTTTCTCCGCCTCGGTCAGAACAATATCCGGCCAGAGCGCTTTGGCATCCTGGGCTTTTACCCGAGGCAAAGACTTGTCAACCTTTGCGGCTAAGATAAGCATATTTTCGACATCTTCAACGCTCTGCATCAGATTACATCTCCCAAATCAAAATTATCGTTGCTGTCATCCTGTGCCGAGAAGTGAGCGCCCAGACGGTTAATCGCCCGGGAAACGCTGAACGGCCGAGACGCGCTTTCGGCATCAAACTGGTAGTCTTTGCCCCAATCGCGGCGGCAGACGGCTGTCAGCAGATTGTCAAAATCGTTAAACAGCCCCTTTTTCATCGCCTGGTCACAGCGCTGGGCAAAAGTCAGGCGCCGCCATTGTTCGACCGGAATCTCCCGCAACAGCAAGTCTTCGGCAATGTAACGCACCGTTGCCTGATAAACTGGAAGCAGATGACGACAGCGGTTGAGCTTGATATCCCGGCGCATATAGGCCTCGGCATAACCGCCGGCCGCATTTTTCTCGGCAGCGGGAATTTCCGGCTCCGTCCATTCATGACCGGAAAGATTGACATCCGGCCACTGCTGCCGCGCCAGTTTGAGATACTTGTCGCGGGCATCCCTGCCCCATTTGTCGCCCAGCTCATCGGCACATTTGAGAATTCTGGCCCTCAGACCCTGGCACTCAGATTTAGCCGCCAGAAATTTCTTAAACTCGGCAGGGTTCGGCGCCTTGTTGTACTCCACTTCACGACGATAAGCCTTCAGCGCATCCAGAATTTCGGTCTGCGAATGTCCATCCAGTACCTCCGTCCATAGCTCAACATCAAGCTCATCAGGGTACTGGAACGTTGAGTATAGACTTTTCATTTTTTTGAACAGAAACTCCGCCGCTCTAAGGTTTTCAGTCATTGCAATCCCTCCCGAAAAAACGCTTCCCATTTGGCATTGTCGGCATCATCCACCGACCACCGGTTTTTGTTTTTCAGCTCTGGCGGAGCGTATTCATCAGCCCAGCACCCCTGATTGAGCCAAGTTGATGGGTGCTTGATGTATTGCGGCTCAATTTTCTCTCTTCGGCAATGCTCTGCATAGGCCTTGGCCCCAGCAAGAAGTTCATCAAAAGTAACCTGATTTTTCTTCAGCAGCTTTTCAAAAATCCTCAAGGCATCCTGTTTGGATTTTTTGTTTGGATACTCAGCCCACCAAGTTTCGAAGTCAGAAAGAAAACTTTTTTTATTTATATTTTTTTCTATTCTTTTCTTATCTTCTCTTATCTTATCTGTGCCGCTTTTCAGATTGCTTTCAGATATCTGAATTTCATCTTGTTTTATTGATTTACAATAGGATAGCTTATTAATCCTGCGTTTTTTTTGAACCTTCGACAACTCATCGGCAACTTGTTCTCGTATTGTCGACGCATAGTCGGCGATGAATGCACGTTCTGTCGGCGTGAGGTTCTTGACCAGTTGACGATCCGTCGGTTCTTGCTCGAGGCTTGCAAAAAGAGCTTGATATTTTACCAATGCTGCAATTTGAAGATTAGTAAATTTTCCTGATACAATATCCGCAACCGGAATTTTTATCCACTCCATCTTCCCTACTCCGCTACTTCTAAATAATCAAACATTGAAAGCTGCTGTTGAGCTTCCTCCAAACGCTTAACTGACGCCGCCCAATAATCCGGGTCTTTTTCAATACAAATAAAACGTCGATTAAGGTTATGGCAGGCGACTGCCGTTGTTCCTGAGCCGGAAAAACAATCAAGAACAACGTGCCCCTCATCACTATACAATGCGAGGATATCGCTTATTAGTTCTAATGGTTTCTCACAAGGATGAAATTTTTTTATTCCTGTAGGATAAACAAAACTCATCCTTTTCTTATTAATTGGTAGATTATTGTTAAAATAAGCTCCTGTTTGTCTGGCAATTATTATATATTCAAGATTATTAACGAGCTTATTATTCCCCATGGGTGCAGGATTTGTCTTATCCCAAACACAAAGATTTACCATATACTTCTTTTTTTCAAAATACAGCATGGTTCTCGAAACTTGCTGTTTGCTGCAAAAAATGACAATATTAGGTATTCTGCAACACCTTATCAATTCATTACATACGTTAAAAAAATCAAAATCTTTTGTTAAAAAATCTATATTCTCTTTAACTTTGGCACATCTTTTAGCTAATGGAGAGTTAGTCCCTCCACGGTTATCAATAATATAAGGCGGGTCAGTCAGAACCAAATCAATGCACTTGTCCGGCAACTGTTTGAGGATATCCAGACAATCCGCATTAATAATTTTATTGATATTTTCATTAAAAAACCTCATTTTCCCTCCCGTAAACGCCAGGCATTGAAACTCTTTAAACGCTTTTGCGCATCGGCGCGGGCACCTTTGTTAAAAGCCGCAAGGCGCAGCAATTCCAGCTCATAGCTGTAAACCATTTCCATTCGCGTGTCATACTTCTGCGGGGACGGCGAACCCTGAACCCAGTCAAGCAGTTTGCGTGCAGTTTTAAACATGATGATTTCCCTCCCATATCCTTTGTGTGTTAATGTCCATTTTGGCATCTCTGGCTTCCATAATCTTACAAGCCTCGGGAAGCCCGCGCAGATAGCAGTTGACCACCTGCCCGATTTTACGCTGAAAACGCATATCCAATGCCGCGGCGGCAATTGACACATCTGCCATTTCTTCAATCCAGCGCTGATAGTTTTTTCCCTCCTCGGCATAAGCTTCGTGAATTTCTTCATTCAGCTTGCACATCTGGGCGACATAATCGCAATCGGGGAATGTGCGCTTATGCCATTCGGCAATCTGATAATCGCTCCATTTATAACGTTTCATGCCCGCACCCTTTCAGCCCATTGGGCTTGTTTGGCTTTGACGAACTCCGCCAGCGTCAAACCGTTTTCGAGCAGGAAATCCTTAAAATTCCTGTTTTTTTGGTTAATCAGATATTGCTCGCGGAACGGATTGATAATCTCATAACTCAAACTGCCGTCATGTACGGCCCGGTGTTCTTCCAACGTCAGAGGAATAATGTTCTTAATGTCCCAACGGGTCAGCAGATATTCCCGGCTGATGTGATGATGGCCGCATTCCGCCGGCCGGCCGGAGATATAGCTCCGCTGGCGGCAAGCCCATTGCTGCACCATCCGATCCAATATAAATGTCTGAGAATTCAATTTCATAACGCTATTCCGATAAATAAAAATCGTTTGGCTGAACTTTTCCATTTGACCAATTGGTTATTTCTTTCATATTTTGCGGCCGAGGAATTCGAATATTATACTCCCAGCTTGCATACACATCCTTAGAAACACTCAGCTGGTTGGCGGCTTCTAATTGACTAATACCTAAACTTTTGCGAAATTCTTTTAATTTCATTGCACTAAAATCCTACTTCATATACTTTTAGTACAAATAATACGAAGATACATTTCCAATGTCAATAGATAAATATACAAAAAATACGTTGTTAATATCTTTCAAATATGGTACATATAGTACAAACATTTTACCAACGGGGAAAATATGGAAAAAATAAATAATTCAAATACACCAGAGGGGAAAGCCCAAGCCAAAAGATTAGTTGACTGCCGGCTGAAGTTAGGGTGCACTAGCGCTAAAGATTTTTATGAAAAATACAGCAACGGCCTTTTTTCATACCAACAATATCAAAAATATGAAAGCGGCGAACGTTTACTGGGCTCTAAAGCAGCAATGCTTTACTCTTCAATATTCAATGTTGACTGGGAATGGCTCAAAAACGGGGATGAAACACCTAAAACCGTACCGGTAACAACTATTTACAAAGTGGGCTATGTTCAGGCCGGAAAATTCAACGAAGCCTGCCAGCTGCCGGAAAGCGAATGGGAAACAATCCCCTACCCGGTTAACGACAACTATAAAAGCTGCCGTATATTTGCCTTAGGCGTTCGCGGGGATTCGATGAATCTTATCTTTCCGCCGGAAAAGACGACTCTTATCTGCTGCCCGATTGAAGACTGGGTAGACGTTAACCCCGATGAAAAATTGGAAGGAAAATATATCATCGCCTACCGCCGAACCCCGGACGGCCTGTGCGAAGCCACGGTGAAGAAATACACCAGAATTGACGATGATACGATTATATTAGTGGCCGAATCAAGCAATCCGGAAATTAAACCGATTGTGCTTCACCCGGACAAAAATGATTACGAAATCGCCGCCGTCGTCATCGGAGACATGAGGATGTATTAAAACACTTTAAATATTAATTATTCATGGCATTAAAATAGGAAAACATAATGGAAACATGTATTTTAGATAAAAGCATTATTGATGGCTTTAATCGTCAAGCACAAGAAATTGAAAATAAATTAGGTTCTGATGTAGTTTTATACTTTGGCGAAATAGCTAACCAATCTCCTCTTTTACTAAGAAACGTTTTAGAAGAAAATAAAAAATCATCCCACAAACACGACAGTCTTGCATTAGTTTTAACAACCGGAGGCGGCATAGCTGAATCAGCCGCTAAAATGGTTGACATTATGAGATACCACTATAAAACCATCAACTTTTTTATTCCTGAGTGCGCAATGTCTGCGGGCACTATTCTGAGCTTATCTGGTGACAAAATCTGCATGGATTATTATTCTTCTCTTGGCCCTGTAGATCCTCAAGTGTATGCCCGCCAATCAGACGGCACATTTCAGTTAGTTCCTGCATTAGGATATTTAGACCAGGTAGATATTATGATTAAGAAATCTGTAGATGGCACATTATCACCTATCGAATGGGCAATTTTAAAAGATATGGATCTAGCCATGTTAAAAAGATATGAACAAGCAAAAGACCTATCCATAAGCTTAATCAAAGACTGGTTAGTAAAATACAAGTTTAAAGACTGGGAAATACATAATACGACACCCGGAAAAATAGGAACTCCTGTAACAGAAAAAGAAAAAAAGCAACGCGCCGAAGAAATAGCTACAGCTTTAAGTGATCACAAACTGTGGCTATCTCATGGTCGAAAAATAGGTTTAGACACTCTTGTTAATACTTTAAAATTAAAAATTGATGATTATACTGGAAAAGAAGAACAAATATTGATTCGTAACTACAATGATGCTATAATGACTCACTGCATTAGAACCAATAAAAGAATATTTATCCACTCAAGATACAATTATGAGGAAATTTAACATGACTGAATTAATTGATACAATCAAAAATATGGATAACAATTTAACTTCTGCACAACAAGAACAAGTTGAAAAATGTGAAGATTTTTATAACAATATGAAACAAATGGGACTGGCAGGAAAGCAAGATTTTAATGGAGAAACCTCCCCTATTACTAATTATGGACGCCCCAATAACACTATTTCGTGTTTTTGGTAATATCAAATACTATCATTCAACCGCCTTCGGGCGGTTTTTTATTCGACAATCCATAAAGTTATTCCATACTTATCGCAAATTTCACGGGCGCGGTTGATATAACGCCAGTCTTTATCGCTCTCCACAATCAGCGCAATCATCGGTTTTCTGCATGTTTTTAAGGCATAATAAAGCGACTGACCGACAGCTTCAGCCCATTTGGCGGCAAAATCAAATTCAATTGCATAGTCTTCGGTCAAACAGTCCACCCGTGTTTTATCTGCCAAACGGTATTCTAAAGCACCCTGGCAATATTTAACCTGGTAATACTTCTCCGCATGTTTATGCTTGGCTTGCACCGGGCAGACCAGACACAGACATACAAACAAAGCAACTAAAAACCGCATTGAATTTTACTCCTCTATTTATAGTAAACAATATTTTATTAAAAATAGCAACAAATAAAAAAAATCTTTCTTTGTTTTTCAATAAATTAATAAGAAAACGCACAACAAATGTATTTTTTGTACGTTTTCTTGTTGACATTTAAAAATACTTTAAGTACATTTAATACATAAAATATGTATGGAGAAAGATATGCAAACAGGAACATTTATTTACTGGGACGCGCCAAACAGCGCAGAGTTTAATCCGAAAAAGAAGCTTAAAGGGATTGCCATTGTTGAAGATGATAACCACGCTTTTTTAATTCTTCCGAAAGACATAAAAGAGGTTGATTGGTGGGACGGTAAACGCAAATGTGAAGAACAGTTTGCGCAAATGCCTAATCTGCGGCAGCTTGAGGCAATTTATAAAAATAAAGAAGTTTTGAACAAAGCCTTTATTGCGGCAGGTGGTGAAGCTTTGGATGATGAAGTTTTTTATTGGTCCTCTACTGAGTACGACTACAACTTTGCGTGGGTATTGCGTATGAGTGACGGTAACAGGAACCTCTACTATAAGAGCAACTACTTTAACATTTACGTTCGTCCGGTTCTAGCTTTTTAACGATTCAACTATTTTCGAGGCAACCATGACAAACCAACTGATACAGCAGCTTGAAAATCTTCCGGCTTTTCTCGCCCTTTCAAAAGGTCTTAAAGAAAATTTTAATGCAGACAATTTCTATGTCCGCCACTTTATGCCTGAAGCTGTTAGCCGGGAAAAAATAGATGGCGTTAACCTGATTTATTCGTGCTCTGACGAAGCGCGGGAAAAAATAGCCAAAGAAAATTTACTCGATGACAACGACGAGTATTTTGATGAATTTATCCACGAAACGAACCTGCGTAACGATGTAACAGAGTTCATGCGGACCATTGTCAAGGAGATGTACCATGATAGACGAATTTGAAGCAACTTCAAGATATTACCAATACAAACGCGAACAGAAGACTCAAAAAATACAATCAGTAATCTGTTCATCCGTTATGGGATGTTTACTGGGCGCGTGGATTACACTTATCATTATGATTAATATTTGAGGGAAAAGAAATGAAAAAAACAGGATCATACATTTACACCGACGGGACACGATCGGTAGAACTCGATCAGTCTAAAACGATTGCCGGCATATTGTGCAATGTTACCGACACGCACGAAATCGCTATTATGCCGGTTGAGAGCGAGGAATGGATTAATTTTGACGAAGCACAACAGTTTTGCCAAGCCGAGGGCGGCCGCTGCCCGACTATTGATGAACTAACCGGCATTTTTTTGAATAAAGACAAAATCAATGCTGCGTTGAAAGCAGCCAACCTGCCGGAGTTAAAAGAAAGCTGTTACTGGTCCTCTACCGAGCATTCAAACTACGGTGCGTGGCTATTGGATATGAGTGACGGTAGCAGGTATGCCTCCGGTAAGACCTACAACCTTCCCTACGTTCGTCCGGTTCTAGCTTTGTAACTTTATCGATTCAACTAGTGGAGACTGTTATCATGACCATCTATGCTGAATTAAGCCGGATTCAAAAAGGGCTAAAGGCCCCAAAGAATCAGAGAAATGCTTTCGGAGGTTACAATTACCGTTCCTGCGAAGACATTTTAGAAGCCGTCAAGCCACTGCTTGATGATTGTTCGCTGACCGTTTCTGACGAAATTGTCGCAATCGGAGACCGTTTTTATGTCAAAGCAACCGCACGCCTGTCATTATCTGCCGAAGATTATGTGCAGAACATTGCTTTTGCCCGTGAACCTCTGGCTAAAAAAGGAATGGATGAGGCACAGGTAACCGGAGCAACGTCATCTTATGCCCGTAAATATGCACTTAACGGCCTTTTGGCTATTGACGACACTAAAGATGCCGATGCAACCAACGACCACAGCAAAAGCAACGATAACAATGATTTTGCGAAAGAAGCCGCCGCTGAAAAAGCAACCAGAACTAAAGCAATCAACAGGGCCAAAGCCGACGGAACAACATATCTGCAGCCACAGCAAAAGCCGCTGTCCGAAAGATTTGAAAAAGCTCGGGCATGGCTGGCAACCCAAACGCCGGAAAGCTTTAAAAATGCAACAAAGTCAGTGATTGACAGCCTTAACCAACTGGTGACTGATCTGTCTGCGGCCGGAAGCATAAGCTGGGCCGAAGAAATTAAAAGCCGCTTTATGCAGCTTTCCGACATAGATGACAACATAAACTATTGAAAGTATAGAGCGGAAGACTTTTGGCAAGATTTCAATATTATTAAAGATTACAGGATTTAAAATGTATATCAGTCAGATTTCACAATTAAAACAAAGTTTCAGCCTCCTATTTACCCAAGCTGAACTTATGCTTAATGCCGGTAAGCGCATTACGGTTGAAATCGCGGAAAAGAAACAAAAACGCAGCAATGAGCAAAACTCATATTACTGGCTGTTTAACGGGCAACTGGCAGATTTTTTGAATCAATCCGGATTATGTTATGGGGAGCATCAAATCCCTTATACCGGCCAATTGATTCACGAAATTAACAAGAAGCTGTTTGGCGTTAAAACAACAACAAAAATGTCAACCGGAGAATTCTGCCAATACATGAACAAACTTCTGCTGTTTTGGCAGGAAAAAACCCAAGGCGAATTTATGATGTCAGAACTTCCGGCAAACTATTTGGAACGAAAAGGATACTTTATAAGATGAAAAATGCAATTGTACTCGAAAACCACAACGAAATTTTAAGCGCCCATATGCGCGGAGAATACCCGGAACTCGCTCTGGTTGTTCCGGCTAAAGAAGCGGAACCGTCCGAAATAACAGACATTTCCGCCAAATACGAAATCGGCAAATACTATCCTAACAAAGGTATCTATGCCGGAGAATTGAAAAAAAAAGACGGCTTTTACGGTATCTTTGCAGCCCTGCAAGATGCCGGCGAAAAAGACGATGATAGAGATTCTCAAAAATATACTTGGAAAGACGCTATGCGTTTGTCTTCGCCTGAAGGATACCGCGTCCCCGACATCCGCGAATTGACATTAATTCACCTCAATATTGATGATGTTAATGCCGGATTGTCAGCAGCCGGAGGTAAAAAGTTAGAGGGTTATTACTGGTCCTCGACTGAGTACGACAACAACTATGCGTGGTTATTGGATATGAGTGACGGTTACAGGTATGCCTACGCTAAGTACAACGGCATCTACGTTCGTCCGGTTCTAGCTTTAAAACTTTAACGATTCACCCCTTAGGACGGTAATTATAGCTAACTCCTGAATACCGTCCGCCTCCGGGAGGCATTTTAACCCGAATTGGTTTATATGTCCGCCTCCCGCCTTTAACCTTTGGAGAAGAAAAGTATGAAAATTGAATTGGGGAAACGATACAAAACAAGAAATGGAAGACTTGCCTTTATTTGCCTGCATGACGAGAGAAATGCGGAAAAATACAGATTTGGCGGAGTTCTGGCAAGTGAAGATAATTTCGAAGACTACAATGATTTATCATGGCTTGAATCTGGTAAATGCACCTATCACAGAAGAAAAGCGTATTACTCCAAGGAAGGTTTTTCTTCTATGGAAGATTTTCTGATGCAATTCGACATCATAGAGTGCATTGATGGGATAAGACAGCTAGATTTATTTGAGGGAGATGATTTAGGAGATGATTTAGATGATTAGACACTTGCGTTGTTGGCTCGGGTGGCATGAATGGGAGCATTGTTGTGATTATTGCCAAAGGGAAAATAAAGACCTTGATTGCGTTGATAATTGCAATTTTCCTTTGCATAATTTTATCTGTAAACATTGTAGAAAGGTTAAGAAATGACAATTGATGAATTTATGAGAGACATCGCGCCTAAGATGCGCCCCGGATGGATAGCTATGGATGAAAGTGAAAATTGGTTCTGGTATATGAGGAAACCTGAACTTCAAGATTGCGGATGGTATACCGAAGATCTCTGCTATGCTAGCTTGGAATGCTTCGACATCGATCCCATTGACGAATGGACACAATCTTTAAGAAAGGTAAGCAAATAATGGCATATTTAGAAAAACTGCTGCCCGAGTTCAGAAACGGGGCAAAGATTAAACGTGAGTGCTGGAGTTTGATAAAATTCGTTCACATTAAAAACGGAAAAATTGTTGACGAAGATGGAAATCATATAGACTTCAGCGACGAAGCTTTTATCAGCAATGATTGGGAACTCTACCAAGAGCCTATCGATTGGAACTATATCATCAAAAATAAATGCCTTTGCTGGTTTTGGGACGATGTCGATAGTTTAGAAGAATCATCTTATGGATATTTAACCTACCATAATAAAAATATTCTATACTGTTATAATGGGAAGAAATGGTATAAAAATTGCCGCCCTGTCCGCAAAGATGAAGTAACTTTTTATGAGGACAAGAGAGATGGGAATAATTAAAAGCCTTACAACACTTGTATCCACCCCTATACGTTGCTTAGGAGAATTAGGCGAAGATTTAAGCTGTTTAACAGACGACAAGAAAGATGAAACAAACGGTTTATTATCTATCGCGACGCTAGGCACTTCAAGCCTTGTAAAAGGCGTTGTTAAGTCAATTAAAAAAGCTGGAGATGATTTAGATGATTAGACGTTTACTTTGTTGGCTTGGCTCCATCTGCATAATCGTAATTTCCATATTTTGGGGATTTTTTACATCTCTCGGTTGGGCATTATGGTTTAACGAGAAATTCGCATCTATCATGTTCATCGGCGGATTTATTACTTCTCAAATTTATAATGAAATAACAAAGGAAAATAAATGACAAAATACAGGATTAATTTTGAAATTGATGAAGAGGTTGAAGCCGACAATCGCTATGATGCAATAGATGCAGCAATCGGCAATATCACAGGCGGCGCATGGTTCGAAAATGAACTTACTGAATATATCCGAGATTATGCTCGTATTGAGGAGATAGAAGAAGATGAGTAAAGGATTAACTGAAGCTTGGATGAATAAAAAAATGGAAGCTGGAAGAATCTATTTTGTTAAAGTAAAAGACGGATATGGCTACAGGATAGAACCCATGGTAGTTGATATGGACGGGGATTTATCGGATTTAGAAGGAAAACGTTATATGTCTTATGCCTCGCAAAATGATATTTTGGAAATTATCTCCCTTTGCGATTATGAAACATTATATGAAGAACTACAAAATTTACGTTCACTGCTGAAAGAATGCAAGGATGCTTATCAAATTTATATACCGCTTTTTAAGATGCTAAAAAACGAGGAAGCAGTTAAAACGGCTGTCAATTTGGCAAATAAGATTGGCGAGGTGATTGATGAGTGAAAAGGAATTTAACAGGTTGCTGAGGAATTTAAGCTTTTTAAAGCAAAAATGGGAACGCAATCTCCAAAAAGGCAAAAAACATTCTGCTTCCCTTTTCAAAGGTAAATATTTTTGGCTTTTGAAAAGAGTTATCAGATTAGTAGAACGTGATTTAGTAAGGTGGTGAAGTCTGTCCAAAATGCGAAGAACTGCCTTATTTTTTGGAACGATACACCTACCAAGGATCAGCAAATGCTGCTGTTGAAGATATATTTTCAATAAAGGAAATTTAAATGACAATGACAAATGACGGCTTCATGACAGCGGCAGAGATGAAGTCCATCCTAGGGCTCTCTGCCCAAAGCGGAGACAACCGCACCTTAAACAAATATGTGAAAGAGGGAAAATTAGAAATTAAACCTTTTTCGCGCAAAGTAAAACTCTACAGAGAAAAAACGGAGTTTAACACTCATGCTAAAACAACTGCAGATTTGGATTTTTGCTTCTGAGAACAGATAATGAAAATACCTTATTTGATATCCAAGAAGCTGGCAAACGGGGAAATAGCTTACTATTTCAACCTACCCGCTCGTCTTATCCCGGAGGGCTGCGCAGTCAAATCTCAGTCTCTGGGAAAAGATTATTTTGCAGCGTGTCAAAAAGCTTTGGAGCTCTACCAACAATTAAAAAACTATAAAAGAACCGGAGAAAACATCAATATAAAATCCGTTTCCGGTTTGTGGCGTTTATATCTGGAAAGCCGCTTTTATCAGGGACTGGCGGAGCGGACAAAAAAAGACTATACCTACGCGTTCGGGCTCATTGAGAAAAAGGAAAACAAATCCGGCCAGAGTCTGGCAGCCGTCTCACTTGATTTATTCGATAACGACACCGCATACCGGTTGTACGAGAGGCTGGTTGAAAGCTATAAGCCCCGTTGGGCGAAAAACTGTATCAGCTTTATAAGAATGATGTTTAACTTCGGTATCCGCAAAAATATTTTTACCGGCAAAAATCCCTTTGAAAACCTGCGGATAAAGCAGACCAAACCAAAGAAAATATTTATTTCGGCAGAAGATGTGCAAACCTTGGTGGACAAAGCTCGGGAAATGGGGCTTGCCTGTGTGGCTCTGGCCGTGGAACTTAACTTTTATATATGCCAACGCCCGGCAGACGTCCTGAAGCTGCGCAAGGCGGATTTATACGTCAAAGACAACGCGTATTTTTTCAACATCATTCAAAACAAAACAGGGGCAAACGTTCACGTTCCAGTGCCGCCGGAGCTCCTTTCAGAGATATTAAAAGCAAAGAACTATATTATTGCGGATAAGAAAGGACAGCCTTTTGAAGTTACGGCATTCGGACGGCTGTTTAAAAAGGTAAATGATGCCTGCGGATTTAACTATACTTTTCGCCTGCTCCGCCATTCCGGCAGCACAGCCTACGCCGAAGCCGGAGTAAATACCAGCGCTATTATTGCCCTGACCGGACACACGGACGAAAAAATATTCAATACCACTTATAAAGGCAATTCCGAGCGACTGAGCCTCGCCGCCATGAACAAACTGCGGGAATATCGAAAAGGGCAATAATTATTATTGATTTTTTAACCTTTGCGGGGTAATGTTGGAATCGAGCTTGAAAAACTCAACCCTACACGGCTTTCACTCCGTCAACGTGATTTTTTTATATCCGCTTTATGGCGGAGTCCGTGATATATCTGAATAAGCGGGCACCTTGTAGGGGTGTTTTTCAGCTCCGCCGCCTTAGCGTTTAAGGCGCTTTATGAAAAGGAAACCTACAATGAAAAATGAAATTTCAATTTACAATTTTAACCAAAACCCAATCCGCACCACTTCTATTGACGGACAACCTTATTTTTGCCTTGTCGACGCTTGCGGAGCTTTAGGCTTATCCAATAGCCGACAAACCAAAACTCAATTATCTGAAGCTGGCGTAACTAAAACTTACGTCAGCTATGAAAGCGGGGCAAAGGAATTAACTTTCATCAACGAACCGAACCTCTACCGCTTAATCTTCCGCAGCAATAAACCGCAGGCTCAGGCTTTCGCCGACTGGGTCTATTCCGAGGTTCTGCCGAGCATTCGCAAAACCGGCGGCTATGGGGTACCGTCACTCACGCAAGACCGCAACGCCCTCAAGGCTATCGGCGGCATGGTTAAGCGTTGCGTCAACAAAGCTCTGACGGACTTTTTATCGGCGGAGCTTCCGGCTTCTGATGATGTTCTGCGCCAAAAGTATTACAATATCACAGATAAAGACATGACGGAAACTTTGCAGCGTTGGTATTGGTCAAGGAACTACGATGTGCGGCAAGCTCTCGACCAGAGTGCCCAACGAATAGAAGAACTTGAGTATAAGCTCAGAATGGCTAAACAAGCCGTTAATTAA